AAATGTTTCACGTGGAACAAATGAGGGGTGGTGTTACAAATGTTTCACGTGGAACGTTACAAGTGTTAACAACCGTTAATTTATTTCTTTAAGACTTTTTAACGAAAATAATTTGGTGGTTTCGCAAAATTGTTGTATCTTTGTACCGTGTTTAAGAAACAATATAAGTTTAACAATTTAAATTAGGTAATTATGAATGAGAATTTTAATGAGACTGTTTTTAACTGTATCACTAGTGTTAACGCTCTTATGACTTCAAACGAAGTCGCAAAAGATGATAAGGCGGTTATCAAGTTGAACCGTTTTAAGAAGTGGTTGAACGAGTTTGCAGCAGCAAACGGGGTGAATGAAGTAAAGTAACACAGTTCACAGGCAACAGAAGTTTAACGTTTTAAAAGTGTAAAGTTATGGTTAAAGGTTTTAGTTTTGCTAGTACTTTCAACAAGACTAGTTTTGGAATCGACACAACCGATTTTCCATTTGTGAAGTTGATTGACATTTTCAACGATAAAAAAGACGGTGGCGGTGATGTAGTACACCCTATCGACGGTTTGTTCGTTCACGCATCACAGTTGGGTGATTCGCCTGTAATTATTGACGCTGAAAACAAGCGTTTAGTGAACTTACCACAGTTCACAGGCGACACGATTCGCGAAATTTTGGCGAACCCCGATGCGGTGGAAGCCATTAAAGCGCACAAAGTAGGTTACACGATTTATGAATATAAATCGCACGCCAAAAAGTGTTACGGTATTACCTTTGTAGATAAGTAGTTGTAGGGTAAAGGGTGGATAACGTCACGGGGGTAAACAGTAATTAAAAGTTATTGTTACCCCCGTTTTTTGTTTCATTTAAAAGTGTTGATATTATGGCAAAGTTAAATCCGATTGGGTTTTCAAAAAGAACGTTTGCAGCAACGGTAAAAATACACGTTGACAAACAAATTATGGATGCAATAGAATCCCGTGGCTATTTGCGCAAAGAAATCGCCCGTGTGTTTCAACAGGCAAACAGGCGCATCCAGAATGTGGAAAAATCGGGTTTTGTTTCGCCCGCAGTTGTTGCGTTAAATAAAGGTGATATTAAGGGATTCACAAAGTTTTCGATGAAACACGATTGGAACGATTTAAAAATCGAATATTCCAAAGCGATTTCATTTTTGCAACAACCTACATCAACAGCAAGTGGTACACGTGAATATTCAAACCATTTAAAGAAGTCTTACAAATTAAATGATAAAGAATTTAAGTTGATGCAGGACAAATTGATGGGTAAAATTGCAAGTGTTTCCGATGAACGATTTTTGGAACAATACTTAATGCAATACAAAGATTTTACGGGTGAACTTGAACAAGAATCCCGTGACGTGTCCGACCAAATCGAAGACGATGCCGTTAAAATTGAAAACGCCTTAGATGCAGCTATCGAACAAATAGCAAAAGACCCAAATTCAGAAGCTTTCGTTAATGGTGTTGACCATTTCAAAACGGATGAACCGTTAAAAAAGATTCTATCAGAATTTGAAAAATTTGGTTTATAATGAAGAAAATACCCTTTGAACTACATACAGAAATTTACACGCCTAAAGATATTGCAAAGGTTTTATCTTTGGCGGTGAATGAAAAGAATTTTACAGGCAACAATAAGGGCGAAAAGTTCTTAAACGTGCCTGTATCTTTCGATATTGAAACAACTTCATTTTACAGGGATGAAGACGGGGAAACATACAGTTACGAACGTTATATGAAATTAGGTGGCAAGCAAACCAAAATGGAAAAATGTTCTTTAATGTATGTTTGGCAATTTGGAATAAACGGTTTTTGCATAATTGGTAGAACGTGGGATGAATTTTTGCAAATGTTATCCGAAATCGTATATATATTGAAACTTTGCCCAAAGAAACGCATTATCATATACGTTCACAACTTAGCATACGAGTTCCAATTTTTCCGTGAAATGCTAGATTGGGAAAAAGTTTTCTCAATAGATTTACGTAAACCGATTTACGGTGTAACAAAAACGGGTCTAGAGTTCCGATGTTCTTATTTGCTTTCGGGTTATTCGTTGGCGAAATTGGGTGAACAACTTCACAAATATAAATGTGAAAAGTTGGTAGGTGATTTAGATTACAGTTTGTTACGTCACAGTAGAACACCGTTAACACAAAAAGAAATTGGTTATTGCTTGAATGATATAAAAGTGGTGATGTGTTACGTACAGGAATTAATCGAACAGTACAAAGGAATAACACGTTTACCGATTACAAAAACGGGGTTTGTGCGTAAATATTGCCGTTCGGTATGTTTTAAAACAACTGACGAAACAGGCAAAACGATTCCAAACTTTAAATATATTGATAAGATTCATTCTTTGAATATAACAGGTATGGAAGAATTTGCAATGTTACAACGGGCGTTTTCGGGCGGTTTTACACACGCCAACTCAAAATATACCGATGAAGTTATAGAAAACGTAGATAGTTACGATTTTACTAGTAGTTACCCGTATGTGATGGTTTCAGAAAAGTTTCCGATGAGCACGGGTGTAGTTGTTCCTGTTAAATCAATGAAACAATTTGAGTTTATGTGTAGTAAATTCTGTTGCGTGTTTGATGTAGAGATAACAAACATTTTTGCAAAATCAGAAAACGAGAATCCAATTTCTGTTAGTAAATGTTTCGTGAAAGAAAATGTTTCCGAAAACAACGGGCGTTTAGTTTGTGCTAAGAAAATATGTATGACTATTACCGAAATAGATTACAAAGTGTTTTCACAGTTTTACACGTGGGAACAAATAAGAATCGGGCGAATGATATGTTACCGAAAAGAATATTTGCCGAAAGAATTTGTAGAATCTATTTTGCACCTGTATGAAATGAAAACAAAATTAAAGGGTGTAAAGGGAAAAGAGGTTGAGTATTTGAATAGCAAAGAAATGCTAAACAGTTGTTACGGTATGTGTGTTACAAACCCGTTGCGTGATGAAATTTTATGTGACGGTGAAACGTGGGATATTGAACATCTCACAGGTGAAAAACAATTAGAAATGCTTAATAAATACAATTATAGCAAAAACCGCTTTTTGTTTTACCCGTGGGGTATTTATGTTACCGCTTATGCTCGTAGAAATCTTTTCACGGGTATTTCAGAATGTGGTGACGATTACATATACAGTGATACCGATTCCGTTAAAATTATGAACGGTGATGCCCACAAAGAATATTTCAAAGCCTACAACGATTTAGCACAAAGAAAATTACGTGCAGCCTGTAAGCATCATAAAATACCGTTTGAAAAGGTTGAACCCGTCACGATAAAGGGAATCGCAAAACCGTTGGGTGTTTGGGATTATGAGGGGCGTTACACCCGTTTCAAAACTCTAGGTGCAAAACGCTATATGGTACAAGAAGAAAACGCCCTTACAGTAAACGGCAAAGATTACGATTACAGCATGACCGTTTCGGGCGTTAACAAAAAATCTGCTATCCCGTATATGTTAGAAACGTTTGGTGAAAGTGGAATCTTTGACGCATTCACAAATTATCTAGATATACCCCCATCGGCAACAGGTAAGAACATTCACACTTATATTGATTATGAGCAAACAGGAACTATAAAAGATTACAAAGGTACGGTTTCAAGTTACGACACGTTAACGGGTGTTCACTTAGAACCAACAGGGTACACTTTAAGTCTATCAGTTCTTTATATTAATTATTTAATGGGAATAAGACTAAAGAAAGAATAATTATGAAACAGAAGAAAGAAAAAGTAGAAACACCGAAATTTTACACGTTGAATCGCATTTTATCAAAGAATGCCGATTACAACGTTATTTTTGGTGAACGTTCCAACGGTAAAACGTATGCAACGTTATTGTATGGTATCAAAGAATATTTGCGCACAGGAAAGCAAATGGCGTATATTCGTAGATGGCGTGAAGACTTGAGGGGCAAACGTGCCGAAAGTTTGTTTGCGAATCACGTTGCAAATGGCGTGATACAGGAACTAACAGGCGGTAAATTTAACGAAGTGTTTTATATTTCGGGAAAATGGTTTCTTTCGTCTTACGATGCCGAAACAAAGAAACGTGTGCCCGATAATGTACCGTTTTGTTTCGGTTTCTGTTTATCAGAACAGGAACACGAAAAATCTAGCAGTTACCCGAATATAACAACAGTGGTATTTGATGAGTTCCTAACAAGACGTTATTATTTACCCGATGAATTTATGTTATATATGAACCTGTTAAGCACGATTATTCGACAGAGAAACGATGTTAAAGTTTTTATGTTGGGTAACACCGTGAATCAGTTTTGCCCGTATTTCTCAGAAATGGGATTGAAACAAGTTCGTGCAATGGAACAGGGCACAATAGATATTTATAAATTCGGTGAACACGGAGCAACCGTTGCAGTAGAATATTGTAGCACGATTGTTAAACATAAGGCTAGTAACAAATACTTTTGTTTTGACAATGAGAATCTGCAAATGATTACTGGCGGTAAATGGGAACTCGCAGCATACCCCCATTTGCCTGTAAAATACAAACCAAATGACGTGTTGTTTGTTTTCTACATTCAGTTTAACGAAATGACCTTACAGGGCAACGTTATTCAGTTGGAAGACGAAGAAACGGGGGTTAATAACTTCATATACATTCACAGCAAAACAACCCCGATTAGGGATACCGACAACAGTTTGATTTATTCGTTGCAAATGAACGGTAAGCCGAACTATAAGCGAAAGTTATTGAGCAATGCAACGTTTGTTGAATCTCAGATAACGAAGTATTTCGCCACCGATAAGGTATTTTATCAGAATAACGAAATCGGTGAAATTGTGCGCAATTACTTGATGGCAAGTGCAAGAAGTAACATTATTACTTAATATCTGTTAACGGGGGTTAAAAATGTTTCACGTGAAACACTTTTTCCCCGTTTTATTTGGTAATACCAAATAATAGTATTATATTTGCATCGTAAAATAACAAAGTTAAATTTTGCTATATGGATGTAAACGATATTGTATCGCTAGTTAGTAACGTTGGTTTTCCTGTTGCGGTTTGTGTCGCCCTTTTCTTCTATATGGAGAAACAGAATGAACGCCACCAAAACGAAACCGACAAGTTAAACGAAACAGTACAAAGTAACACTAAGGTGTTAACAGAACTTTGTACGTTAATTAAAACGCTTATCAAGTAATGAAGAAAGAAAATTTATATGACCTGTATCAAACAGAAGTTAAAAACAAAGATTCTGCATTATTCACATTTATGCAACGAGTTCTTTGTATGACTTCAAAGATGTTTGAATATACGGGCACACCCGAAACGATGCCGCCCGTTGAACTTGAAAAGATTCTGCAAACATCGGGTAACGTTGGAATAGCAGAAGTGAACGGTGAACTGTATGCACTACAGGGAACACGGGGTGGTAAATGTGATGCCTATTATCATGGCAAAGATTACGTTGTAGCAAACCCGTGGTTGAATTTGAACAAAACGTTTAAAATTGATTCCGATATTGTCGTTATCAACAACACACCGTTTGAAGATTCACTTTTGCCGTTAATTGGCAAATATGGCGTTCTTTACACCGATGCAACAATAACGCTTAATTTGGCTAGTATTTTAACTAGAATCACAATGCTTATTTCTGCTAGTGATGATAAAACCAAACAAAGCGCAGAATCTTTTTTGCAGAAGATTTTGAACGGTGATTTCTCAGTAATCGGTGAAAATGCCTTTTTCAAAGGTGTTAACTTGCAAACCCCACCGACACAGGGAAACCAACAAATCGGGCAATTAATTGAACTTTTGCAGTATTACAAAGCATCAATGTTCAACGATTTAGGTTTGAATGCAAACTATAATATGAAACGTGAACGTTTGAACACGCAAGAGGTTTCAATGAATATTGACGCTTTAATGCCGTTCGTTGATTCAATGTTAACTGAACGTGTTGAGGGTGTGAAACGTGTTAACGAAATGTTCGGTACGGACATAACCGTAACTTTGGGGTCTAGTTGGAAGATTGAACACGAAAATTATTTATCGTTGCTCAAAGCCACAGAAGACGGGCACGACCACACCGATACAGAAGACGTTGACCCTGTAACGGAAAACGAAACAGAAGAAACGCAAGAAACAGAAGAAACGGAAACAGAAACAGAAGAAACAGAAGAAACAGAAGAAACGGAAACAGAAACAGAAGAAACGCAAGAAACAGAAGAAACAGAAAAAGAAGAGAAAGATGAAAATTAACGAACTTTTCACGGGTGATAATGGTTTATTTGAAAAAATCTTTAAACCCCTGTTTCCTGTTTTGTATACATCAATTTTCGGTGAAGATGACCCGAAATTAATTGATATTGATTTACGTTTCAAATATGGAAACAGAACTCTAGTTGATGCTATCACGAACGAAACTGCAACCGATATTGTTAAAAGCATTATCACGGTGAAGTTCAATGAATGGCAAAAACAGATTCAAGTGTTTAATAAAGAATATGACGTGTTAAACCCCGTAACGTCAAAAGAAACTGTAACTACTAGTTCAACAGTTGACGAAACAGGCAATAATAACACGGTCGATTCAAGTGTAACTTTTAACGATGGAGATTTCGGCAATGACACAAAGCAGCAAAGAGATTCCACGGGGAACAGACAGGAAACGGGCACGAAAACAACTGTTGAGAACGGTGTTCCGTCTAGCGTTCCTACTAGTGAAATTATTCAAAAAGAAATGAGTTTGCGCAAAACTAATTTCAAAACGCAAGTAATAACAGAACTTGCAAAAGAGTTAACAATAGATATTTATTAATACTTAATTTTTATAAAAATGGAAGTAAAGCAGATTTACGAGCTTATTAATAGCGTTTCGGGTGAAGTACTCGGTAAAACCGATTTAGTAAAAGAAGACCTTACAGGTGTTGTTGATTTAGGCAATGAGATTTTCAATCAGAATGCCGTTGATAATTACGTGAAGTCACTTGTAAACCACATCGGCAAAGTGATTTTCGTTAACCGCCCTTATTCGGGTAAAGTTCCTAGCGTGTTGATGGATGCGTGGGAATTTGGGTCTGTATTGGAAAAGATTTCCGCTGACGTTCCGAATGCAGAAGAGAACGACACGTGGAATCTTACTGACGGTAAGGAATACAAACAAGACGTGTTCCATAAACCGACCGTTTCCGCTAAGTTCTTTAACTCAAAGGTAACTTTTGAAGTTCCCGTGTCTATCACCGAACGACAGGTAAAGGAATCTTTCAGCAGCGCAGAACAACTGAACGGCTTTTTGTCAATGATTTATTCAGCAGTTGAGAAGTCAATGACTATCAAAACCGACGCTCTTATTATGCGCACGATTAACAATATGATTGCTGAAACGTTGGAAGCCGACAAAGCCGCATTCGGTTTCGTTTCATCAACTCACGAAACAGTTGACTATGCGAGTGCGTCAACAGTTCGTTGTGTTAACCTGTTGAAACTTTACAACGAGAAGACAGGCGCATCGTTGGCTGCAAATGTTGCGGTAACAACCCCCGATTTTATCCGTTTTGCAGCGTATATGATGGGTTTGTATGCCGACCGTTTGCAAACCATTTCAACTTTGTTCAACGTTGGCGGTAAGGAACGTTTCACACCAAAAGACGTTTTACACACCGTTCTTTTGTCTGACTTTGCAGCAGCAGCAAAAACCTACCTGTATGCTGACACCTTCCATAACGAGAATGTTCTTTTGCCACAGGCTGAAACCGTTGCAAGTTGGCAAGCATCGGGCAGAGATTACGCTTTCGCCAACGTTTCAAAGGTAGATGTAAAATCTGCAAGCGGTGCAACCGTTTCTATCGGTGGCGTTTTGGGCGTGATGTTTGACCGTGACGCTCTCGGTGTTACAAACTTAGATAAGCGAGTAACAACCAACTACAACGCCAAAGCAGAATTTTTTAACAATTACTACAAATTCGATGCCGGTTACTTCAATGACACAAACGAGAATTTTGTCGTGTTCTTTGTAGCCTAATTTGATTGTTTAACTGTTGGGGGTGTTCCTGTAGTTGATATCACAGGAATGCCCTTTTTAACTTTTAGTGGTATGATTAAAATTAAAACTTTCGTTTACGATGGCAAACCCAACGAAGTAAACAAGAATTTACAGGCAAACGAAGAATACACGGGCGTATTAAATGCAACGTTCAACGTGTTAACGCCTGTTGTTCGTTTCAGAACTCGCACGCCTGTAACGTTTAATTACGTTTACCTAGAGAGTTTGAATCGTTATTACTTTGTTTCAGAAAAACGACAAGACGGGGACATTTGCACAGTTCATTTGCATATTGACGTTCTGTTTACTTATAAGGATATTATTTTAAACAGTACTGCAACGTTAACGAAAAGCGAGAACGGAAACAAATATCTTTCAAACCGTTCAAACGTGGTTGATGTTCGCCCGAATATCAGAAAACTAGATTTCCCGAATAAAGAGTTGTTGAACGAAACAGGTAATATTATTATGGTAACTATTAAAGGTAACGTTTAATTATGGCTGAATATCCTATAAAATTAAATTTAGTTAATTGTACGGACAATAATTGTAGTACATCATATAAAAATGATGCCGCAACTTATGCCGTTTTTGCTGCAAAAGCGGTTGACGGTTGCGAGTTTAAAGAGAATGACGGTGAAAATTTTTATATTTCACGTTTGTTTGATGGTACAATAAAGAAAACCCCGTTTAATGTTACAAAAGTTTCTGAACGTGAAAATCAACGTATTATTGACTGTTTAGACAACGGTATCACATCGGACGGGAAATATATTTGCCGACGTGTTACTGTTGGCTCAAGTAATACAGGCGAAATGACTTGTTATATAAAGGCAAGTATAGGAACGCCAACACCCCAACCGCCAAGAAATTTGCTAACTTATGATACATCGGATTTTACGGGTAACGTTACAATAACCGACAAACAGGGCGCAGATTCACATCATTTCGATGTGACGGTAACGGGCAACGGTGACGGTACATTTTCAGATTTAAAAGCATCGTATCAAAACTGGAATGGTGATTGGGTTGAAGAACCGTTTAACGTATCGGGCAACGTTGGAACACTTACTGTGTATTGTTCTAATGGTGACGAAATAATTATAACAGGTAAATTTATTTCGGGTGTAAAGGAACTGCAAATAACTAACAATATTGCAAACACAACTGCGAAAGCGGTGGCAAGTGAAACAAATTACACCGTAACAGTTGAGGGAACGGCACAGGGAATGTTTAACGGCACACCTACAATAACTTATGGTGGCGAAACTTACGAAATGACCGTAACAAACCAAACTGCAACAATTATTGTTCCTATCACAACAGAATCGGTTATTATAAACGGTGAATATTTGTTAGGTGATTTTATCGAAGTTGATTACAGTTTAACAAATTGTGAAATTGTTGGCGAAAAACCTATAAAGGTAAAGACGGGACAAAGTTACACGTTTAATTTCAAAGCGAACCCGAATGCAGAATTAACAGAGATACAGGCAAATTTTATTGATAACAATGGTGATGCAGTTGTAAGTAACGGCACAATTTCAGAAGATAACCAAACGGGCACGGTAACAATTAATTTAACATCGGGTGCGTCACAATTTACTGTTTATGCGAATGCCGATGCCGTGATACCACCAACGATTAAAAATTACGGTGCAATAAACGTTTATATCGTTACGTTGGAAAACCTAGACGAGTTTTCAAAGAAACGTTTCTTTAAGCCAACGGGCGAAAACGACACGGGTACAACTTATTCTGAGGTGAATTTGGGCGAATATGTAAACCGTATTAAAAGAATATTTGCGCCCGTTCCTGTTGGTGGTGACGATGTTTTGAAATGTGGTAACTACAACACGGGAATAAAGGTAAAATATCCCGAAAGTGATATAATGTTACTTGATTTTGGCAACGTTGAACTAACAGGCGCAAACGGCAATAATGAAGACTATAACGCGCAGATACAAATGTTTATCCCGTGTCGTGGCGTTGTTTCTATTGATAGTAATTACATCGGTAAAACGGTTAATTTATCTATCAAAGTAAACGTGATTACAGGTGATGCCGTGGCGTTGTTGTCGTGTGATGGTGCTACGTTCCAAATTGAAAGTTTTTCGTTGTCACGTGATGTTATTTACCGTTTGGGAACAGATTTAAATGTTGTTGGCGGTGAACAATGGAACGAACAAATTTTGTACGGTTTAGAACCTTACGTTTTAATTACTGAGAATTTGACCGTAAACGTTCCTGTAAACAACACACAGGAAAACGTGACAGTAAAAGACGTTACAGGGTTTGCGCAGTTTGAAAACGTGAATTTGAATGCTGCAAATTTGTTGGTTGACGAGTACAACGATATTATAAATCAGTTGGAAACAGGCGTTTATTTATAAAAGAAAACAGGCGGTAATTTGTTACCGCCTGTTTCTTATTTTTTATTAGTAAATTCGTAGGCTAAATTTTTTGCTACAAATAAAATCTAA